GCTTCAGTGTTAAGGATCGCATCGCAACGACGCACCGGAACACCTCGGAAATCGAGCACACGTTCGCCGTGTGGCAATTCACGATAGGTGAGATGCATGCTGGATTTGTTCCAGGTTTGCAGGTCAAGATAAGTGAGAACCGTGCGGTTACAGTAAAACACAGGACGACCGAAATTAATATTCGGCACCTTGTGCATAGCCGTAATCATGCTCTCGGCAATCTTGGCGCCAGCACTCTCGTCGGCAGTCAGCCTACCAGTGTCAACATTCGCGACGCGGGCGATATAACGCCAATCACGAACTGTCATGCCCACATCCCAACGATAGTGAGTCCGGTATGCTTCCATTCGACCACCGGAACCATCGATATCCTCGATCGTTACCTGGCCCTTGTCAGTCATTTGCAATCCGGCCGTTGAGCCTTTTGGATAAATGCCGTGACAAGTATTAGGGCCCCAGACAACCAACCAGATTGATGTCTGATCGGCGCCCGACGCGCTACCATCCGAGAGAACAACATTCCCGCCGTTCTCCGCGGTTGTGCTGGAAAACCTCTGTGCAAAACCCTCAAACTCTTCTGGTGCAGTATCTACGTCACCATAGAACAAGGTCGATGCAAACTCTTGATTCATGCCTTCAATGTGGGCACGATCTTCGCTAGTCCTGAATGACGATGTATTGCCATTCAAATCAGCAAGAGCCTTATCCACTTCAGCATATGCCTCCATCATGCCACAGGCTTCCGTAACCTGGACAGTGGTGGATTTGTTAGGCTGAACACCGCCGTATAATTTGCGCCACGTTGGAGCGGGCAAACCAGAACGGATAGTGGTTCGATGACCAGTTGGAAGATTGCCTTCCATGAACGTCATGTCAGATAACACTTCGTTCGTTTCACTTAGCAACTCGACTATTGAATCGATATTGCCGTCAGGATCCATCCGCGAGGTAACATCTCGCAAAGTTGGATTGACGATAGACAATGTCGCCATTTCAATTTACTCCTCTAAGGATTGGCGTGATCACTTGCGTTAAATTGGAGTTGCCCAGGCTGCTTCGTTCTCACTCGTGGCACACCTTCTCGAAACTGTGATTCCGATATCAATTTACCATAGCGATACAAAAGCCTGACCAGGCCAGGATCATTCATTGCAACAGCCCCATTACCTTCCATAAATGCTTTTTTAAATTCGGTATCGGGCAAATCACTAACAGCAGTTTTTATAATTTGCTGTTTTGTTTTCCAACTGTCTGATCCTATTTCCCCACCTATCTCGCGATCTGCAAGACGAGTGGAGTAATTCTCCTCCTGTTTCGATGCCCACTGTTCGACGGATTGTTTCTGGCCCTCAAGCAGTTGAGCAACATGGGCGTCTAAAAGTCCCTGTGCCTGTTCGTTCGATAATTTCAACTGACGGCAGATCGGCACAAAACTATCTATTGCCCTGTCATCCATCTTCTCGAACCCTTCAGGCACCTGAAACTCATATTCGACCGGTACTTGGGTGTCGCCATCCTCTTCGGACGCTTTCGCGTCACCACCTTCCTGGCTATCGCCCGCGGTGGCTTCTTCGACCCCATCTTCCGCTGTTTTATCCGAGTCGGACAAAACAGCGTAATTCTTCTTTGGTGCAGCCGCCTGCTTTGCTTCTGCTTGCGGTGCCTCCTGCGACGCCTTGGCGTCAGCAGCATTGGTAGTAGCTTCAGCATCAGTAGCGGATTCGGTGTTCTGTACCGCCGTTTGTTCTTCAGCCATTTTCGTTATGTTCCCCTATCATTTGCGCGTAAGCATCCGGCCGCATGCGTATTAATCTGTCCAGCAACACCAGCCCGATTGATCGCTTACCCTCGTTAAAAAATGTTGTACTATTCCCGGTAAAACTGGTCTGGTAAATACCGGCTTCAGACAACATCCACCAGACCAATTCTCTCCCGTTTCGATTGGAAACTAACTCCCGCAGTCCCTCGTCAATCATATCCTCAACATTCTCGTTCTGCTTGACAGCCTGCGCGACAGTAGCCTCATCACCAAAATTGGTGTTAACAACTTCCAAATCTCCGCGACGTTTATTTCGCCTGCTCGACATTATTTACCTGCCATCTTTTCACTTAAACGATTGACCCTATCAATCAACTTCTCGAAATCCTCTTGCTCGCAATAGTCCCTGGCGATCTCTTCCCTGGTGTCAGCTATACGTTTCCTGACATAATTAATTTGAGCCGACATCGATCGTGCCCACCAGACAACTCCGGCGGCGAAAAGAGACAAAATCAAATTCCAGATCATAGTAGGATCATTAGGCATTACCTTGGGCCCCTTAAATTCGCCATCTGATCCAGCACAGTCTGGCCGGAAACTTCGGTTTCGCTCAATACTTTCGCAGCCTGGGCAGCGGGGAGCGCGGCTTGCGCGGCAGTAGCCGCCTGTTCAGCCTGCATCTGTTGAGCTTGTGCTTGCTGCCTCTGAGCCCTCAACTCAGCTACCTGTCGCTCTGACCGAATCATTTCCGCAGGAACACCAAGCATCTCACTGTAATGGTCGATGACCGAATCAAAATCAATCTTATCCAGAGCGTCTGGATTTACAGCCGCAAGATTACCAACAAATCCCGCAACGCGCTCGATCGATGAGGTGCCGACCTGTTGCTGTGCCTGCGCCAATAGAGAAATAAACTCAACGTCAAGTTTCATCCCTTGTAATTCTTGCGGTGGATCCGGCAAAATTCCAGCCCGAAGCATGATATTAAACGTCCGGTCTATCAAAGGTCGAAGGCAATCCGAATGGATCGACTCAAGAAGTGGGCTAAGTGCCAACAGCTTTTCCTCATGCTTTTCTGCCACTTCTGTCGCCGTGACCATTCTACGATCCGAGAGTAACATCGCCTGAAACAAATCCGCATACAAACCGCGATTGATTCTATTCTGGACTTCCTGGATATCTGCAAGCAACGCTTCGATGCGAGGATTAACCTCATACGCAGGCTTAAATCCCTGGCCCGCTGCCTGGTCAACGTATGTAACCCCGCCAGGCAACACTGTTTTCGGTCGATGCATCAAACTCGCCGGTCCCTGCATCGGCGGATTTACCATCTTGTCAATTGCCTGGGCTTTGCGTTTTTGCTCAATTTGTAATTGTTTGACATCTCCGAGAACATCCATTCCTGGGGAACGCCCGTAAACATCAGGATTAAGAACCGTCCAGCGCGTTGCGAAAACCGGAAATTCGTTATATCCCTCAACCGCCAGCAACTGGCGATCCTCATCACCTTTATCGTAGTAAACGGATACCCAGGGATGAGGGACACGAGCCACCTCTGGATGCACAGACATATTTTCCTTTGGTTCGATTACATGAACACAATCGACCCAATCATCGTAATTGCCTTTATCATACGCATCTTTAACAGCGCGACTCCATCGCTCGATCCCGAACATATTCACAACTTGGCTTACTGTACTGGAATATTCGCGATAAACGGTATCAACATCCATGCGCGAGTTACATGCTAAATAATATTCGCCAGCCGTATAAACTCGGAACCTGGCAACATCTTCAAAATCCGACCACTCCGCCATGACACCAGTGCCAAATGCACCCAACTCGGAATACAGCACAGGCAAAACCTTATACAAGTTAGATGCGTGGAAAACCTGTCTCATAATTTCTTCGACAGTATCCAACCAGACTTTCACAGGTTGAAATTCCAGCAATCCGCGATCGGGAGTACTCAGGCGAAACCACGGTCGAGCAGGAGAAGTTATCCCCGTCATCATACCCGACGCTAAAATACGAAGTGCTATCGTGCCCGTATTATCAATAATCTTTTGATTTTTCTTAGAACCATCATTTCTGTCGGTCACCAGGAACCGACCGCGCCGAGGAATAAGATAATCGGAGATCTCTCGCCAATGGGTGAACCAGCTAGCCCGCTCCGTCGTTAAGGCGGATAAACGGCGATCATAATATTCGCGTTGTCTTAAAACCTCATTAGCCATTCTGCGTTATCCCAGAGTGCTTGATTGATACAATGCGTTTGTGCCGAGTAACACTGGAGACAGTTGCTGGAGAGGAATCGGTTCTGTGCCAGACGCAACCGCAACCGCAATCGGCCGATTCGCATACTTCGATGTTGGCCCAACCCTTGCAGCCGTTTTTGGATCCTTCGCAGCAGACGATCCCGCAGCGCCGCTGCCAGCACCACCGCGACTGCCTGGGC